ATGCGTATGATGCGATTGATGAAGCCGCACAATTGGATCCCATTCGCAATGAGTCTAAACTACTTAAAATTAATGATGAGTTAGATAAATCTATCAGAATATACAATGACATATTAGCAGGCGGTGACAGTGAATGGAGTTGGAATGAAAAACAAGCAGAAATAAAACAGGAAGAAAAAGATCAAGCAAAAGATAATGTAGCAGATTTATCTATTGATTCAGTCCAACCTGGTGCCAAAGAGGTTAGGGTTAATGCTGATGGTACAACTAGTGTGATTTTAGATTCAACGTTGCCTACTAGTCCCAGTGAAGGTTATACTCTGCCTATTAATACTATTATTAATTCCATGGACGATACATTTGTTCCAACAGATGCACATATTGCTCAGTTTGAAGATGCACACCTAACACTTGGCAAATTGACCGGTCGGGTAGAGGAGGTGCAAATTAAAATAATACAACCTGATGGTACAATAATTGATGGTTGGGGAGTAAGTGTACGACCTGATCCTGCATTACTTGAAGAATATGGTTTTAATAGTGGGGTATTTTCAGAAGGTGAAACTGTAAGCGAAGATGACCCTAGATTTACTTTTATGACTAGGACTGATTTAAACAATATAAAACAACTAGTTGCTGATAAGTATCCATTAGTTGACCTACTGAACAATTTAAGTGAAGAAGAAATGTCAGAAGAAACCAAAGCCACGAGAATTAAAATCGCCATAGACCCATTTATAATTATTGAAGGCGATGAGGAATAAAAAATGTTAAAAGATGAGAATTTAAATAATTTAGCCGGTGCCTTAAAAAAAGATAAACTATCAAATCTTAACCCTGCCTTAAAAAATATACAAAGTGGTATATATCATGCTATAACTGTTAGTAATAAACGTGATGGATCGCCATTAGTTGATCCTGAAGGTAGAGGTAGAATAGCGGCATATGTTCCCAAATTGGGAGGCAACCCAGACAGTCCTTTATATTTTCAATATGCTTCTCCGTTCGCGGGTTCTAATTCCCAGGGTAGTTATGGTTTTCATGCGGTCCCGCCATCTGGTGGTATTACGATACTTGTATTCTTTGCTGATAATGGCGAATTAAGCGAGGGATATTGGTTCTCAGTAGTACAAGAAGTTCCTGATATTGCGGCAGGCGGGGCATCTGGATTGGCAAAAGTAGATGGCACAGGGCAAGGTGAAGGTGCATTCAAAGATCAACCTAGTGCAAAAATAAATCATACTGAATTATCAAAGTTACACGGTGCTGATACATCATCAATTGACGTAGGGGTAGAACCAATGCAAGTTGCCACTGATGTTAAGGATAGTGGACTAACTTCTAAATTAGATGGTAAAGATGGAATTATAAAAGTTATTGATGACGGTGAAAATCCAGAAGATGAAGTTGTTACTGGTAGAAATCAACGTAATGCGTCTAATAATATCAGAAGTTCAAGTAGTAGAGATCAAATTTCTGACAATCATCCAAGAAATATCAACACTGCTACACAGGGAATATATGCTGATGGTGTACGAGGACAAACTACAGCATCGCCAATTAGAAATGCAAGTTATAAAAATCCTAAACCTAATTCAGTATATGGTTTAAAAACACCTGGTTCAACAGTTCTTACAATGGATGACGGTAGTGTAGATGATGACGGTTTTGTTCATCCAAATCAAATCAGATTACAAACAGGATCAGGCGCCAGTGTTATATTAGATGGAACAAATGATTTAATTTATATGATTAATAGTACGGGTTCAGGATGGGTAGAAATTGGTTCCGGCGGCGAAGTTATGATATATGCACAGGGTTCACTTAGCATGAGAACGGAAAAAGATTTTAATTTACGTGCTGACCAAAATATTAATATTGAAGCAGCGGATAAAATAAACATTAAATCAGGAGATGATTTTCAATTAAATAGCGGAGATCAGATACATCTGAAAAGTGAAGGTTCACAGTTTTTTGACAGTGGTGGCAGTAATCATACTAAAGTAGGAAGTAATATGTATGTATCTACTGGTGGGTTATTGCATTTGAATGGTCCGCAAGCAGCGTTATCGCCTGGAATTAATACAGTATCGCACAGTGACATTCAAAATTTAGAATCTACAAAAATAGAAGAAAGTATTTTATCTACTATGGTATCACATGAACCTATGATTAGAAAAAAACCAGCACCCGCAAATACTAGTTCAAGTTCAGAAGAAAGTGATACTGTTAATGGCGGTAAAATACCAGCAACTTTCGAAGATTCTAATAGTGTTGCTACAAATGATAGCACCGTCGATCCAGACCAACAAAAAGTAAATGATCAAGAAATTGCAGAACAGGTTGGTAGCGGAAATGGGTTGGTAACATATGTTTCTGGATTTTCTGGTAGAACACGAAACAAACCTATTCAAAGTCAGTTATTTTCTATCTTAGAATCAGCAGCACAAAATGCTGGTGTCAACGTAGTAATATTCTCTGGTGGACAAGACCCGGCGGGTCCTGGCGCAAGACGTACAGGTTCTACACGCCATGATAACGGCTATGCTGCTGATGTTTGGTTATACAGTGGTCCCACCTCAGGTAGTAAACTAAGTTCTAGTAAAAGTTCTGATATACCAATAATAAAGAAATTTGCTAAAGCATGTTTTGATAATAACGCAAACGCGGTGGGTGTAGGTCCAGGTTATATGGATGATGTTGGTGTACATGTGGATATTGCAACATATAAATCTGATTCTGGTGTATGGGGGTCAACACATTCGGTTGGGTCTGCTTCTAGTTGGTTAATTGCAGCAAGAGATGAAAGTAATTGGAGAGCATAAATGATATATGATAAGAAAAAAGGTTCACTTTTAAATTTTATTCAATTACCATTACATACTATAACTCCATATGGAACTTATCTAGGGACTGGTTATGATCCAACAAATGGAAATCCCACGTATATACTATCATATACACGTGTGACTACATTTCCAGTAAATCAACTTATATTTTCTAATTTGTCCAAAAATGCTATTATTAATGATGTTATTCCCACTCTTGAAATAAAAAATGGAATTATAGGTTATAACTATCAGATTCCAGATGTAGAGTTTAGATACGGTTATATTACTGCTGCATCTAATAGAATTAGTATTAAAAGTCAAAAAATAACAAAACGCGCAGCACAAATAATTTTAGAAAAACAATTGCGTTCTATAGGCAATGTATTAGAAAGATTTGTGACGCAACCCTTAGGGCAACCACAATTTGATGCATTACTTCATTATTTTTATTATGAAGGAATTGATAAAATACCTAATCATAATATTATTAATTTAATTAATAATCAAAAATGGTTTGATATAACAGATGAAATACAAAGTAATATTAAAAGAAAAAACGGCAAAGTCGATGAACGACTCGCCGCTTTAAGAATTGAGACTGCTAAAATTTTTAGTTATGTGCCTGGCTTTAGTTAAAAGTAGGCCTTTGATCTATAACTTGGTCTACTAAACCATATGCAAGTGACTCTTGTGCATCCATAAAATTATCACGCTCCATGGCTGCTAACATTTCATCTAATGTTTTACCAGCACTATTGTGTTTAACGTAAATTTCTGTCAATGAACGCTTCATTTTTAGAATTTCTTTAACCTGAATTTCCATATCAGTTGCCTGCCCACCGGCACCACCACTGGGTTGATGAATCATATGTCTTGCATTTGGTAAAATATATCTCTTTCCAGCAGCACCGGCGGCTGCCAATAATGATCCCATAGAACATGCTTGTCCCATTACTGTTGTACTAACGTCAGGTTTAATAAATTGCATTGTATCATATATTGCCATACCAGAAGTAACTACTCCTCCCGGTGAGTTAATATAAAAATGAATATCTTTGTCTGGGTTCTCACTTTCTAAGAATAGAAATTGTGCACACAACAAATCTGCCTGATAATCATTGACTTCTCCAGTTAGGAACAATACACGTTCCTTCAAAAGTCGTGAGAAGATATCATAACTTCGTTCACCGTTAGCAGATTGGTCTACGACCATTGGTACTAGATTAGGCATTAATTATTCCTTGTTTTTTGTAGATTTAAGTTTTCGTATTTCTTCGTTTAGTTCTGTAATTCGATCATAGGCTGCATATAAATTTTTCTGAAGTTCATTTATTTCCAATCGGAACATTTGTTCTGTGGTGATTGTTTGCATTAATGGTACCTCACGATTTTTACTTTTTTTAAAAAGATCAAGTGGTATTATTTTATCTTTATCAGTCATTGATAATACTCCTAATATATTCATAGTATAGCAAAAATTATGTATTGTCAAGTACTTTTTTCAAATATACGTAGTTTATACGATGATAAATACTCTTAATAAAATATTTAAAATTGAGAGACAACATGGTGGCAAAAACTATTTTTACAGGATTTAGTACAAAAAATAAAAAGGCAATAAATCATAATCTTTATGGTAAAGATTTAGTTATTGAAGATTTAATGAATAATTTAATGACACGTAAAGGTGAGCGTGTGATGATGCCAAACTATGGTAGTATAATTCATGATTTAATTTTTGAGCCATTAACTGATGACGTAAAAGAAATAATTGGCATTGATATAAATTCTATTATAGATGATGATCCCAGAGTTTCTATTAATACTCTCAATATAACAGACGAAGACCATAGTATAAACATAAAATTATCAGTTTCTATTATTCCAACTGGTGAAGTAGTTGAACTAACAATAAATTTAGAAAGAGAATAACATGAGCCAAGAAAGAGTTGATAACTTATTCGCTAGTGAAAGTTGGAGCGCAGTATATACTGCATACACTAACATTAGTCTTAAAGCATATGATTTTGATACAATACGTGAAGCATTACTTGCTTACGTTCAACAAACATACCCTGATAAATTTAATGATTTCATTTCAAGTTCTGAATTTATCGCAATCTTAGATTTGGTTGCATACCTTGGTCATTCTTTATCCTTTAGATTGGATATGAATACACGTGAAAATTTCTTAGATACTGCTGAACGTAGAGAATCAATTCTTAGAATGGCAAAGAATTTGGGATATATTAAAACTCGTCCCATCAATGCACGTGGTTATATGAAAATCACTAGTGTAACTACTAATCAAGATGTCGCAGATAATGAAGGTAACTCATTAGCAAATACTACAGTCAATTGGAATGATGCAAATAATGCTGATTGGTATGAAAACTTTATAGCGATATTAGATTCATCTTTTGCTAAAAATTCTAAAGTACAAGATCCAGTGGCGTCTTTAAATGTTCTGAACGTAGAAAATAATATCTATGAAATAAACGAAAACCCTTTAACTAAGCGTATTAATTATCCTTTTTCTGCAAATATTTCAGGTAGTAGTAGAAAATTTGAAACTACCAAGGTAGAAATACTTGATGAAATTATCAGAGAAGCAGAACCAGTGGTTTCTAAAAATTTCACAATTATTAATCGTAACGATAATTTAGGACCAGCAAGTGATAGAACCGGCTTCTTTGTTTATTCAAAAGCAGGCGAAATGAATTTTAGTGATTATACGTATGATTTAAAACTATCTAATAGAACACAAAATATTGATTTTCTTGATATTTCAAATACAGATGTTTGGATTCAACGCACCGATAGTAATAGAAATTACGTATCATCAGTAGCAAAAGTTGACAATGACAGTAGAGAAACTGCAATATATAATTCTTTGAGAACTGGCAGCGGCGATTTAGTGAGTGTGACAACTAATATAGATAATAGTATTGCAATAAACTTCCCTGATGGTATTTTTGGTAATGCTGCATATGGTAATTATCGTATTTGGTTTAGACAAACTGATAATGAAAATTTCACTGTTAATGCAAATGATATAGCAGAAGTTGCAATCACTGTCCCATATATTGGAGGTGATGACAGACCTTATGATTTAACATTGACGATGACAACTACAAGTGACTTTAGTGAAAATTATGCTGCGGAAACATTCGAAAGTGTTAGACGTATAGCACCAAGAGCATACTATGCACAAGATAGAATGGTGAATGCACAGGATTATAACATCTACCCACTTACTCTTGGATCAAATGTTGTAACAAAAGTAAAATCAATTAATACAACATTTTCTGGTAAATCTAGATTTTTTGAAATGGATGATGTAACTGGTCATCATAGTAATTTAAGTGCAACCGGCACAGATGGAAGTGTGTTCTTAGAAGATGATATTATATCAATGAATATCAGATTTAATAGGCAAAATGGACAGATTGATAATTTTATTAGAAATAAAATCACAGAAGTATTGAAACATCCAAGTTTGATGAATTTATATTATTTTGAAAATATGTATAACCCATCATCATCGATACTATCTCCATCTTTGAACTTTTCTGTTCGAAGCACAAACTCTAGTATAATTGATACTACAACATCAAATTCATTGGGAACTGAGTTCCTATATCCTGGAGACCACATTTTAACAAAGAGTACAAATGAAGAAGAATTGTCATGGACTAAAGTTAGAAGTATAGAATCAACTGTTGTTGGTTCTTCGGTAGATGCATATTATATAGAAAATATTCTACCGGAAACTACAGGTAGTATTGAAAAAATAGTACGTGCGTATAGAACACGATTTGAAGCAGATGAAATAAAGAATATAAAAGTTAATAAAATAGAAGACTTATCAGTTCAAAGTTTTATTTTGAAGTATGTTCCCAAAAGTAATACATCTATTTGGGAATGGAAAATACACGATGAAGAAAATGAACCTGCATTGGTAGCAGGAGAAGATGTCTTTATAACATTTACATATGTTCCCGGTGTTAGAGAAAATGAAGCAGAATATATTGCTAGATTTACAGGTAAGAAAATAGTATTTGATAGTCTAAAGCAAGTAAAATTCTTTTATAATAATAATAAATTAGTTGTAGATAACGAAACTAATTTGGCAGAACGTGATAAATTATTTTTAAAATATTACACTACTATAAAAAGTGCAGGCACAGGTGCAGCAGAAGAGTTAATCAATATTGGTACTGCTAAAGTTAGTAACATTGTAGAACCGGGCGACAATACAGTGACATTTGATGCAGATTTTGCAAACACTGGGGCAGTAATAACACATGAATTTGTTAATAATTCTCCATCATATGATGCAATAAGTACTAGACATAAACTTATATCACCATTGGGCGGCGAGTATCCAATAACTCCTATCGCACCTACATCTGATACTGTTATTGGTGAATCTCCAGAATATACAGTTAGTTATGATAAAGATAACTTGAGTGATTTATTATCTTTAAATAGTTATGATGATATTCACCCTATTATTAATAGCGATGAATATGTGTATGCAAGTGCAAATACAATAATTTCACACACTGGTAACATTGCACCAAATATTATATACACAACTAGTTACACAGATACTAAATTAGAATTAGAAGGTTTTAAAGGTAACGTAACTGATGCATATTTTGATCTTGCATATCCTAATAATTTTGCATGGGTAGACTCATCCGAGTTACCAGTTGGCAAAACAATAGACACCGCATTACCAGGCGATAATGGTGTACAAACTGACTTCGGTAGAACATATGACGGAACAAATTATGAATTTATTTTTACTAACATGAGTGCAAATGGCTGGTCAATACAAAATGAATCAAATGATGGAACCGATCTAGATAATCCAGATAATGATGTATATTGGAAACAATTTGCTTTTGGTGAAATCGTTTTCCCAGCAACTAATATAAGTGAACATAATATAGTATTGACAGATGTTAATAATAATTTAATTGATAAAAAAGATTGTGAAATTACACAAAACAACGGAGAATATACTATAGTTTTTTGGACGGTTGATCCGGGTATAGGCAGTGATGTGAATGTTAAAAGTCTTGGAGGAACTGCACAATTCTCAGATTTCTCAGTGAGAGTAGAGCGTAGTCTTGCCCCAATGGGGTCTGATAGACTTGAAGCATATGATGATGTAGAAACATATGTATATGATTCATATATTACACCTGCAGGTTATATTGATTATACAAAAGTTAAATTGACAAGTGTAAGCAATGATCGTAATCCACATGGTATGTTACAAGTTTTAACTAACCGGGGTAATGTAGATAACCCTGAGTTAGGAGACATATCAGAAGTAGAATTCTCTCATATCGTATTAGAACAATACACCGATACTGATAATATTGTTTATGAACGTGTAAGTAATAGAATTGTTGCTACTAATCAATCACAGAATGATAGAATACCAGAAACAGCAATTATCAGGTTCTATATAGAGAGTAATGACCTTGATATTAATGAAGGCGAATGGCAAAGACGTTCTGGATCTGGATGGGAAGCATTGCCCACTAGTCAATATTCACTTGTGAATGCTCCTGCAAAAGACAAAATAATTTATGCTGGTAATCAATATAGAATTGTTATAGGCAGAAGTTATGTTGAGGATAAATTCATGTCCTTCAGATGGGACCATTATGCTGATATTGATAAGAGAATTGATCCAAGTACAAGTAATATAATTGATATGTATATATTGGGAACTGATTATGTTAGAAGAGTGAATGCTTGGATAGATGGCGGCTTTTCAGATATTGTTCCAGTAGCACCAAATAACTATGAATTAACTAATATTATGGAAACTATTGAACATAAGTCTAGTATATCAGACCATATCAGTTATATCCCAGTTAAGTTTAAATATTTGTTTGGTTCGTTTGCTGCTGCTGAAAACCAAGCGGTATTTAAAGTTGTTAAAAAAGCAGGAACATCATATAGTGATAGTGAAATAAAAACTGCAGTTGCAAATGCAGTTAATACATTCTTTGATATAGATAATTGGGATTTTGGAGAGACATTCTACTTCTCAGAATTAGCATCTTATATTCATACATCGTTACCTAATTATATTTCTTCAGTTGTAATTACACCAAAATACGGAACTAGCACGTTTACAAATTTGCTAAGTATTACTAGTGAACCTACAGAAATTTTCTTGAGTATAACGACATCTGAAGATGTTAAAATTATATCAAGTATTGTAGCATCAGAATTATTAGGCGAATAAAAAATGGCAAATAATAAAATTTATAATCTCTTACCAGCGCATCTACAAAATAAAGAATTAGAAACAATTTTTGATTCAACACTAGAAAGAGCATTTTCTAAGGGTAGTATAGAAAAGACTAATGCTTTTATTGGTAGAAAAGAAAAAGGCGTTTATAGTGAAACAGATGCATATGTATCATTTCCAGAACATCTTTTCCAACGAGACAATTATGGGTTTGAACCGGTATTTTCAAATACTGATATCGGAGACAATATATTTTATGATGACTTACTGAATTCTATGTATAATAAAGGTTCATTAACCAATGACCATAGAAGATTATTTAAATCAGATACATATACTATTAACTTACCAATTGATATCGATAAGTTTATTAATTGGGAATTATATTATTGGGTAGACAATGGATTTACTAGTGAATATGCATTATATGAATTTGCAGAATACCAAGCAGGAGTTACTGGTTGGATAAAACAAAAACCATATATACTCAAAAGTAATTCTGAATATCTATTGGATGAATATTTGCCAAATGAATCATTTGGAGAAATTGGCGATTATGCTGTTGTAATCAAACAGTCAAGTCTAGTTTATTGGAAAAAAGATAGCATTGAAGGATGGGCCCGTGTTGGTTCTGACGATCCTGGAGCCTCATCATTTACTGCATCTGACCAAAGACCATTATCTCCTACATTGGGTGATACATATGTAAATATAAATGAATTAAGAATAACATTACTGCAAAATCAAAATGAAACTTTTATTCTTAAAGATACAATATATGATAGATGGAATATTGACGTAAACCCTTATGCACTACGCTTTTCAGATACATCTGAGGGATTAATAAGTTTAATAGAATACAGAAGTAATGCACAAGATAGCACGCCTGATTGGGAACTATACGATGGTGAGCAATTCGTATTTAATCTAGGGAATAGTAACGACACACATTACATAACAATTGATAAAAATACAGATAGAACAACCAAAACAAATTGGTGGAGTGACAGAAATTCGTGGTATCATTATGACGATATCCGTATGTATATCACTGACGACAGTAAATCTTATGTGGAACAAGCAAAGCGGCCTATTATTGAATTTGATAAGAATTTAGAATTAAGCACAGAGAGTAGTTCTGCTGTTTCTTGGTCGGTCCCAACATTTAAAATATATGACAACGAATTAAATTATTTAAATGATTACATGATATTTCATTATGTAGAAGATGAAGATAGTGTTGTAGATAAGTTCTTGTCAATACGTGCACTACTAACACCCGGTGATTATGCGAGTGAATTTACATTTAATATAGAAATGCCAGTAGACGCTAGTTTTAAGGTGGGTTCAAATTATCATACTCTATACATCAAATCAGAATTTGATTATAGAAACCTAAGACACGAATATGGTACCGCAACACATTCACAATTATCTCTACTACAAGAACCCAAATCATCAGAGACAATAGATGTATATGTGGATGGTATCATACAAATAGGAAATTATGTATACAGTTCTAATAGTATTATATTCAATACTCCAGTTACTGGGTATGTATATGTTGACTTTACTACAAAAGACAATGTAGTAGTTGACGGCGATGGTTCATGGCAACGTATTGATCCTGCACTTGAATATAATCCGGATAACTTATTTCACAATAACACAAACTTTACATTCTCTACTATGTATGAGCATATGTTGCGACAGTTATCAACAACAATAGGGTTATCAGGAAATCCAAATGCTGTAAACAATTACCGAAATATCGGCGATAATACTGATAAGATGCGTAATAATAAGTATGGTTCTGTAATGGTTCGTAATTCAATCGATATCAAAAATGCATATTTCTCAATTACACGTGATGATTATGATCCGTTTGCTGCAGTTGAATATCTATCAGTTTCATATAATAATTATAAAAACAAATTAATAACAACCATACAGGAAATACTTTCAGACGCAGGAAGTGAAACAAAGTCTGATGATCTTATCCTCGACGAGGCTATTGCACAAATTGCACTTATTAAGAGAGAAAATATAAGTGTCTTCTCTGGTAGTCGTATGATAAATTTTGGTAGTTTTCCAACGCATTATATAACTGGCAATGTAGATCCAGTTATTCCTGGATCAGTTACACAATTTATACCCAATAGTATATCTACTGAAATAGTGGATGATAAAAATGTTTCAGTTTATGTTAATGGTATACTAGAAACTAATGTCACTATAATAAATGGTATTGAGATTTCATTTAATGATAGTGTTATTGCAGAAGGCGATGTTATTGAAGTTAGATATTTTAAATTATTACAAGAAACATTTATTCCGCCGAGTGCATCTAAACTTGGTATCGCTGCGGTTTATAATCCTGGATATGTAGTTGACCAAGAATTTGATACACCACAAGTAATGATTGTAGGACATGATGGTTCTAGGATGCTTGCCTGGGGCGACAGAACTGATGAAATTATATTATTATTTGAAAAATTAGTATATAATCGCATAGATAAAAATTCAGTAACTACTTCTCTTAGAAATATATCTTATGGCATGTACAGAGATAGTGATACTGAATATTCATTGAATGAGAAAAAGTTTACAATGTATCCATTCTTTAAGAAGTGGATGTTAAGAAACAACATTGACAATTTATATAATACTGATTATGATTTTAATGATTACAAAACATGGAATTATCGTGCAAGTAATGATGCCTCACCTGGCTATTGGAGAGGAATCTTTAAATATGCTTATGGTACAGAAACTCCACTAATAGAACCATGGGTAACTATTGGTTATAGTATTATTCCTGATGGATTTGAAACCAATCCTCTTAGATATTCAGATCCAGACTTTTGGAATATGTTAAAGACAACTTATTCAACAACATGGCCAATTCCAGTTGACTCAACTGGTAATCTCAGAGATATTAATGATTTATTCTTTAATTCTCAATTAACACCTAATGATATCTCAGATATGGATCAAGATTGGGAATTCGGAGACGGATCACCAGTTGAAATGGCATGGAGACGTAGTAGTGAATATCCATTTATTGAATTCTTATTATCAATGCTTACTAAGCCATTTAAAATAATTGATACATATTCAACTGAGTTGAATAATATTATAAAAATATATCATAAAGTAGAAGGCATCAACACTGATACGATTAAAAACGAACAAAATGGTTATGAATTTAAATTAGGATCAAAATTAGGCGGCTTTGTTAATAACTTTAAGTTAAGTAGTGAGAATTCAGCATTATCTAATTCTAGATATACTGAAATACCCAGAGATAATTATGATTTGTTTATACATACCGGAGAACCAAATCGTAGTGAAAGTTTTAGTGCCATTGTTTTAGAAAAAGTTTCATTAGATGAATCACACCCAATATACACTTTATCGGATATAGCATCTTATAGGCAAGGTGATATTGTGTATAATTCATCAGATACTAGATATTATAAACGAAAAGTTATATCACCGACAGATAACGAAATATCTGCAGTAATCAATTTTGACTACGATGGTTGGACTTTAGTTTCGCAGCCCGAAGTTAAAAAATATGGATACAGAATTAACGGATTTGATGAATTCAATCCTCAATTTTACAGTATGGATTGGGATAAAACATCAGCACCCAAATCATGGAGTACATTAGGCGACAAAGCATTAATAAATGACTGGCAATCAGGATCTTTTTATCCACTAGATTCTTATATAATTCATAATGAGGTTGCATATATATCACTTGCAGATCACACCGGTTCTCTATCATTTAATGATGACTTGGCAGATTACTGGAAACGTTTAGTAACATGGCCTAGAGTTAATCAGGTAACTGCAAATGGTTATAAAGAAACATTACCAGATCAAATTCGCACACATAATTATGGTAATATATTATATTCATTGGATGAAGTTGCACAATTACTAATCGGTTACCAAGATTATTTGAATGCAGTTGGGTGGAGTTTCACTGATTCAAATGAGTTGGGCGAAAATGTAGATTTCGAAAATTTATTAATTAAATTTCTAGATTGGAGTGCAGATAAACATGACATTGGTGAATTTATCACATTAACTCCTATCTTATTATCCGGACGTTTTTCAGCACCTTATGGTGTTGCAAGTGTACAGAGAGAAACAAATAAGAATTTCTACAGAGTGTTAGATAGTGTTGGTAGACAAATTCCCAATACAGCAATAAAATTTTATTCTGATGGCGATGCAATCATGTGGGAATCGACTATCCCAATCTATGGGATGAAAATTGATATTGTCGATGTTGAACATGCTTATGTAGTTGATAGGGTTGACAATTACGGTGATGTAATTTACGATCCAATTTCACATAATAGAAATCTACGTATGATAATTGATTGTAATAGAACAAGTGACTGGGATGGAACACTCAGTGCAGATGGGTATATTGTATACCAAAATACATTAATACCAAACTTTGAGACCATGGTTGCTGATTCTAAATTCCACAGAGATACTATTGTAGACCAAAGTTTATCAAATGTTAATATTATTAAGGCAAGCCACATTGGATTTACACCCAGAACTTATCTATCAAATCATTTAATAGAACGTGAATCTCAATTGGAATTTTACAAAGGTTTTATCTCAGATAAAGGAACATATAATAGTTTAAATAATATTGTCAATAATAATTCTAACTTTGATGGAGTGCGTTCAAACGATGTGTGGGCATTAAAATTAGGCGAATATGGAAACTTGAATAGAAATGTATCAGTTAGTAAAAGTATTAATACAAAATTAGTATATAGTGATCCATATTCTATAGAATATGATAATCAAACATTGTTTGAATATAAAACAACCAAAAGAACTACACCTATAAAAACTACTGGATATGTAGATAGTAAAGATGTAAATTATATTGTAAGAAATGCAACAATCTTAGAAACAACAGTAAGTGAGAATTATTATGAAGGTGATCTTGCTTGGGTACAATTTGATAATCTCAGAGATTGGGATGTGAGAAAACTAAGTGAGATAACAGAAATATCATATGTTGGTGAAACACAAGATTCACAATTGTATATTGTTGTCACATCAGAAGTTGATACCACTGACACTGTATATTTACGCATAATTAATGATGAAATTGATCCAATATTGAATGGATATTATAATTTTGTAGATGATGGCATTGAAATATTAGACGGTACAACTGTTTATAAGTATCTAGTATTTGATACTGACTTTGAACCGGTAACAGTTGAGATTGATACATCATCACAAAATAGTATATTTGTCCCCACAAGCGATAATGCTGGCGTTGAAGCAATCAGTCTGAATTCAAATGTACAGATTATTGAAGGTGAATTTTTAGTAATTGATGGTGTTAGTTACACTTATATTGATGATGGAATAAACATTAATGCAGGTATCAATATTGGTGGTGCTAATGCAACACCAAACCCAATTATCAACGCCGGCGAACAGATTTCTATTGTTGTTTATGATCAAAATGATATTATAAAAAATACAAACACATTAATAACATTTAGTGGAAATAACATACATGCAACCAATAATGTAACTTCGTTGTCAGGAGATGAGATCACTATCAATGGTAATTTAATTACTATTGAGAATATAGATAATGGAGATATCGAAGCAACCTCAACTTTATCAGTAACAGATAATATCAGTTCTGGTTCTACACTAAGTGTACAAGTAGGATCTTCTGCTGCATCAAGTTACACAATACAGGATATTGAAATAGTTGGAACAGTGACATCTCCAACATTTGATCAAACTAAATCTATACAAATTAATGGGCAAACAATAGCATTTACTCACAGTGGCTCTACAATAACATTATCTGATATGGTAGATACTATTAATGCATCTCCTGTAAATGTTACAGCGCAAGACATATCAAATCATCTTGTTATAACTACATCAGAACCATCACTTGTAATACAAGGACAGACTGCAATAGAATTGGGATTAATTACCACTTCCCCAACTACACATTCAAAATTAGGTAACCTAGCAGCAGAGATAGATTCGCAAGCAGATGTCAGTGCTAGTATTGTTTCTAACAAATTGGTTATATCTACGCTATTGGATACGATGGAACTTGGTGGATTTGAGTTTAATTTATTTGGTTTCCCTAGTA